ACTTCCCGCGGTCAATCGCCTTGCCCTCGAAGGAACGGGTAATGAAGACTGCTTCGATAGCCTCGCCTTTATCGTTGTAAACGCCAGGGGTAAACTCACAAACATCATTAGTCCCGTACTCGGAAAAGTAGAAGTGGCTTTCACCGTCTCCGTCTTTGTCTTTGAAAACTATCATGGCTTCGGCAGCAATATTTGTCCAGTATGCCCACGAGTAGAAGCGACGGTCGTAGACAATCATTGAGTTACAGGTTTCGCTACTGTCCAGAGGTACACTCAAGAAGTAACGGTCATCTGTGTAATATGCCTTGCAGCGTTCGTAGTGTGCAGCGTTGATACGTTGCAGCAATGTCTTGACGCGGGAGCTAAGCTCGTTGGTACGGATAGAAGCGTAGAAGTTAGGTTCGTTACCCAGAACATATACACCCTTTTCAGTCAAGAAGTAGCAGTCGTTTTCAACACTAGCGATGGAGCCGTGAGCTACACAGCCATAAGAACTGGAGATGCGCTCAACCACAAAGCCGTTATCAGCGTTGAAATAGAGCTGGTAGATTGAGTTTTCTTTGAAGACGATTAACACATCTTGGAAGAAACCTAAACCTGTGACTCGTTCACCATCGTTTTTGTTAATGTCGATAGCACGAGGGGTGTCGTCACCAGAGAATACTGTTGCACCTGGCACGTTGGTAGCGTCGTTCAAACTAATGTCATCAGGGTCGGAAGCTGCGTTGAGACGAGTAAAGCGTGATGGTTCTTTCGATGGCGCTAGGTATAGACGGAATGGCTGTCCTGGCACACCAGAGGCAACGTGGTAGCCTTTATAAATAACTGAGAACTTGGCTCGAGGCATTGTTCCTGGGCGAGTTACAGCAGTACCGTTCCAAACAATCCCACCGCTTACACCGTCCCAAGCGTAAGTGTGCTCGAATAAGGCGGTCATCGTAATGTTGGCTGTGGTGTCGAGTGTGACTGCGCCAGCTAGAGTATTCCATGTACCTGCTGTATAACCTTTGAGCACTCCGCCATCAGAGGTGACTGGGTAGTTGCTAGCCTCAGACATAAACTTGCTCATGCCTTTTGGTGGGTTGGACAAGCCCGTTCCAGCGGTGGTGTACCCCATGCGCTTGCGAGCAGCTCCACCTTCAACATATTCTATGTTCTTGGTTCCAACTGTGGCTTCTTTATCGTTAGCCAGAATGTCGGCAATGAGCAGGTTAAGACCACGGCTCGGGTTGAGCACTCTAATCTCCGAGTAAGGAGCGTCAGCGCCTCCTTGTCGTAGCCTTGCGGATAATACATCCTCTGCCATTTTAAGCTCCTACATCACCAGTGTAAGTCCCAGCAACATCTTGGTAGTTGACTGGTCGGCGTGGGGTGTTGCGGTCAGCGTAACCTGTGAGCCTGTTTAACTCCTTGTGTAACAAGTCCCACTCCTGCTGGATATCAGCTCGGGTTGGGTTCTCTGAAAGTTTTGCATAAATAAGAGCAGCCATCGCCACAACTCGGGCGGATGGGAATGGAGCTGAACCAGCTTCATCAGTGCCAAGAGTCGGAGGTGCTATCTGGTAATTGATTTCGGTTGCAGTAGAGACGTTATCAAGTTGCAACTCCGTGCCGTTCCAGACTGGGGTGCCGTATGTAGCAGCCTCAGCGAAGTAACCATTAAGGTCAAAGTCAGAAGGCAATACTCCCGATGCGTCAGTTGTGCCAGTCTTTTGAGCGAAGCCCCATCTGTAGTAACGCCAGCAGTAATCAAAGCCGTCTTGCGCCCAGCGCTTTAGGTCTTCGTCTGTTCCACCAGGGTTGTTGCGGTGTCCCATAAGGTTATGCAGTCGGTTGAGCACATCTTGTTGATTGATTAAGTAAGCCATTATTTTACCACCTTATATTGTGGAAAGGCTTTGGCTAAGTCTTTCACGATTTGGTTAGTTCCTGCGAGTTCTGCGTAATCTTCTTTGGATGGTTCAGCCAGTTCTGAGTGTCCGTCGATTAAGCGGTCAGCCTGAACGAGTGCAGCGTAAGTAATTGGAGGCAATGCCACGCCGAAACGTAGACCCATGACCCCTGATTTTTCATTCTTAAACCACTTCTCATCTCGAGCATCACGGCAGTCTTTGGCAGTCTGGTCTTGTTCCTTACGAGCCTTCTTGTTGTTCTTACGAAGAAGCGAGTGGATTTTTTTCCAGCGAATAACGCGGTCTTCCTCACGCATAACGTGGTCGGCAGCGGTGTGAATATCCTTCTGATACTTGGTTTCTTTGGGGATGGCGAACTTTTTTTCTTTTGCAGCTAACATTTTTATTTCTCCGTTTGGTCTTATTGTAACAAAAAAGCTCCCGTAATAGGAGCTTTAATGTTTCTAGGAGGGTAGACTAGAAGTTTGTGAAACCTTTACCAACGAAGTTGGCTTGTTCGTAAAGACCTTCAAGTGTGCTTTCGCCGAGGATAGCACCCTTCTCGTAGTCACCGCCCTTTGGAGCGTCGAAGTTGTTTGGTTCCCGAAGGCTAGCGATTGCCCATGTGTCTTCACGAAGTATCATAATGTTACCAGTGGAGCCAGCAGCGAGCACATCGTTTACGAAACGGTGGAGGAAGAGTTTGACAACTCCGAAGTCTGACTCGTAGACATCGACTGTGTTGATAAGTCGTTTGTCAGAGCTGTTGACGTTCTTTGTTGCACCAGCGGTAAAGCCAGAGATAACTCGTTTACCTTTCGCACCGACGTATACAGCATCAGGAGCTTTGGCACTTGTGCCCCAGACCTGACCGAAGTAGTCGTTCATCAATGTTTCTGTGAAAGCGGTTGCAGCGTTAGCGACTTTGTTAGTCGTAACTTGGTCGAAGATTCCACCCATTTCGCGAGCGGTAGCAGCGTTACCAGCAGCAGCGACACCGTTTACAATGCTCCACTCAAGTTTGTTCTTGTAGTGAACCATGCTTTTAGCCATGTGGTAAGCCTTTGGAGACTGCATACCAGCGTGTGTAGCTGCTTGTTCAGTGCCAGAAACTTTCCAGTCTTGCTTGATAATCTGCGTGTAGTTCGTTTTGCGAGTTGGGTTTACTACGTCACCTGCACCATAGTCAGCACCTTCGATAGTTTTCTTATCGGTAGATGTAGTTGTGGTAGCGTCGTAGCTATCAACGAGCCATGAGTGAACTGAGCTTTGCGCTTTGTTCTTTTTAAGACCCGTGCTCAACTGGTTCTCAGTCGGGCTAAGGTTGGTGATGATGTCTAGTAAGTCCTCACGAAGTGACGGGTTACTGTAAGTGGTTGACATTGCCATTTTTAGTTCTCCTTGTTTTTATTTTAGGCAGTTCTTACTGCTTATAACACTAATATATCATAGTTCTGAAAGTCAATACAATAACTCTCTACAGTTGACCAGCTTTAATCCTCGCGTCGAGTACTTCCGCTAGAGCAGCTTCTCCGCCAGTTTGCACGGCGAGAAGGGTACTGTCTTTATCTAGTGTGGTTGGAACTGGTTGTCCCGTGCCTCCACCAGCTGGTTGAACATTCTCGATAGTGGTGATTACCGCTGAGTCAGCAGCGCCAGCTCGACGTTCGTGACCGAGTGACTCTATCAATTTATCAGCAGCTTGTAATGGAGTGATGGCAATTCCACGGTGGAAGTGACCCATGCGGATGTTGTGAACCATGTCGCGTAGACCCTTGTTAGTGCGGAGTGTGCCGTACTTCTCAAAAGACGCATCCCAGAGTTTGCGCTCCTGGTCTTGAACAGCTTGTTTGCGACCAACAGATTGCTCAGCTCGTTGAACAGCGGTGTTAATGAGTTCGTCGAAGAAGGTTTTGATAGCTTCTGGGTTCTCTGGGTCAATCTTTGCTGGGTCTGGCATAGCTGGAGTGTCGCCGAGACCATCGGTAACAGCTGCCATATACTCTTCATAAGTTTGATACTGCGGTGCGCCCTGAGCAGATTGGTCAGGGATTGCTGGTGCTTGAGGAGCAGGGGGTTGTACTGGGGCTGGCTGAGACGGTTCCACAGGCTGTTGAGGCTGTGGGTTCGGCGTTGGCTCAGTCGGCTGCGTAGGTTGAGGTGCTACTGGTTCTGTCGGTTGAGTAGCAAAAGCAGCAAACGGGTCAAGTGGTTGGCTCGTTGGAGATGGCTGCGGAGTAACTGGTTCGGGTTGCATCTGTGGCGCTGGAGCTTGTGGCTCAGGTGCGACTGGTGCAGGGGCTTGTGGCGCTGGCTGTGGCGTAGTTCCCAAAGCTGCGTTTACCATTGCTAGGTCTTGTGGTGTTGGTTCTGTGTTAGGTTGCATTTTAATTTTCCCTCATTTACTTATTACTTAATCTTTATCATACACTACTACTTCATTACAGTCAGGATTTGCACAAACGAAGGCGTTAAACTCTGTTTCGGACGCATCTCGTACAAGGAGCTTGTGTTTACAATTAGCATCATTGAAAGACTCCAAATCTTCTGGCGAGACAGACTCAACGGTTTTACCGCCGTGTATTTTAGTGACACGGGATGGTGCTTCCTTTTCTCGTCGCTCGTCTTCTTGTTTACTTTTGCTTCTGGTCATTTTTTAGTTGCTTTAAGTTATCTTGGATGGCTGTCACTTCTTGCGCTGCTTGCACCTCCTCGGCTTCCTTTGAGTTTAGCAAATCTCGGATACGTCGGATACCCTTAACTTCACCATGAGCAGATAAGTAACCATCATAATCTAGCGGTTTATCTTGGGTCATGCGGTTTACAGCCAGGCTAATTTCACCGTCGATAATCTCAAACAATGTTGGTGCAGAGGCTTTTAGTATTTTAGCTTCACGACCAGACTTGACTCGCTTACGAGCTGCCTGGAGTTTTGATTCTAGTTCTTCGATATAAGTCATTTTCTCTCCTTATATAATCATGTTATTAACACTACGCACTGGGAACGTATCAGGCATACTCTTGCCGTCAGCCTGTACTGCGCCCGCGTCTTCTGGGGTCATCGGCTCGGCGACTGGTGCCATCGGGTCTTGACCGTCAGCTATCGGTGCGTTGGGGTCTTCTGTCGGTGTAACTTCGGTAGGAGGGGTTGCAACTTGCGGTTTAATGTCGGCGGTTGCCACGACAAAGTGGTTGGCGCTTTCACCAAAGTGCTCACTACCACGATTCATCAGCTCGTTAAAGTCGAGGTTGACAATCTGGTTAGGGTCTTGGGTGCGCTCGCCCTGCTCGACGCTGGCTGCCTGGATGCCTAGCACGAAGTCTTTATATGCTAGGAAGTTCTGGCGCTTTTGGTCTTTTGAGATTGGCTCGAAAGAACCATCGTCGATTTTCACCCCGAATATACCCATCATGTCCTCTGGTCGTAGGACTTCGGTGGTTTTCTCGCCTTTTACTTTCTTCTCAGCGATAACATCGGTACGCATAAACTGTTGTGTGTTCGATAGCCACATTTGCCCGACTTCTCGCCATGAACGGCGGAAGTTAGCCCGCATAAAGCCGACTTTCTCGGCAGCAGCCTCCATCATGCGGGTAACACCAGTGGCAGTACCCTGAGTTTGGTCAGTCGCGGAGTTTGGTACCCCTGATGCGTATTGAGAGATGGTCGCGTTCTCGATTGCGCCGTTAATAATGTTTAATGCTTGGGATAGTGTCCCGCCATCTGGAGATGGGAACTTAAATTGCTTTGGCATCTCGCCACGGTAGCGAAGTTCACCACCTGGTTCGATAATATACGGTTCAACTACAGAGCCTTCTTCAATAGCAATCATTCCGTCAGCCATGTTGTGGCTATCCATGAAGTGATTAAAGATATCGTTGATGGCAGACTGCAATGTTTCGGAGTTTTCAAAGATTGACTCGCCCCAGAACTGGTATGGCTTATCGCGCACTGAAAACTTGACGAATGGGTACTTGCGGTGCCAGTAGACGTTATCGCCACGGAACAATTCCACCCATCCTTTTTCACCTTCGCCGTAAATTACAGTTTCGTTGAACTCTTTGTCCCAACACTCGTAGATTTGAGCGGTAGAGGTAGTAGTATCGAGAGAACCTGGGTCTTGAGCGGTGACTAATCGGTTGCGAGAAGCCTCGTACTGGGCAAACTCGTTGGTTAATGCACCAGTTTTCAGAGTTTTCAGAGCAGCTTGGTCGATTTTAGGGTCACGTTGTAGCTCGTAGACAGGAACCTGGTCAGAAATAACAATCCACGGGGACTTCTGGAGCGACTTAGCACCAGGTTGTAGGAAGAAACGGAAGATGTTTACACCCTGGAAGGCGTTATAGCCCTCAGTTGCAGCATCAGTCTTGACTTTTCCAAAGTCTACCCCTGTGTCACCCTTGACATAACTCTTATATTCTGTCTTCTTAGTAAGATACGGAGCACGTCCCACACCTTGTCCAGTGACACAGGCATCAAGCATGACTCCCAGCAACTCAGATGGGATGCTGTCATCCATCAAAGGGTTGTCGTAGTCGTAGTCGAGCTTCATTTTGACCTTCTCGACCTTCTTATTCATGTTGTCCATGTAGAGGTCGAAGGCTTCTTTGTCGAGTGTGTTGACTGGTAGGGTGCGAACCGACACATCAAAACCTGGGCGGTATTGAATAAAACGTGAAATCAAGTCCCAAACCTTTGAGCTAATAATAGGCATGTAAACCTTTGAGCGCCACGGAGCCATGTTCTGGTTGGTAACGTGAGCATACATATCGTCATACCACTTAGCCCATTTCTGGAACAGAGGTAGCTGGTAAGATTTAGCCACGTTGAAACGGTCTTGCCACTTGATGCGTTCTGCATCTGGGTCGATAGTTCTCTTCGGTGGTTCAGGTTGTTTCTGAGGTTTGGTGTTCTTGCCGTCTTTTGGCTGAGCTTCTAAAAAGCCTCCCGCAGCCTGAGACTCGTCAATGGCTCGTAAGTTTTGTATCGGGTCGTTTGTTTTGGTTTTAGGGGGCATTTTTGTTTTTCTCCGTTATGATAATTTTAGCACTTATAACTCGTTGAAGCGAGGGTCTCTTATCTCTCTCCGTAAATATCGGGAAACGGTAACTCGTGCGTCGTGGTAATCCATCGGGGCAACAGTCGTGCGACGGAGGTAGAAGTCTTCTTCGTAAGCAGGGCGCTCATCGGTATCAAAAAGAATGTACTTCTTGCGGTGGTCATCAGTCCCCCAGATAGTAGCCTCTACGAACTTCATCCCACAAAGCAGCAAGTAAGCAGCTAGGGCGGTGTCATCAGTTACAAAGTATTTCGACATTTAATTCTCCTGTCTTTATGATAGCAGACGACCAGTTGCAGGGTCATACCTTTTCTGAGCTTTAGCTATCGGCTTAGCACCGCTCATCTGGTCAAGAACGAGGTAACGAATTGCGTCCATAAGGTGGTTGTTCTTATCCTCTGGAGTTTCAGACACCTCTCCCCAGGCATCCCGAAGCCGTTTGTAAGATTGGAACTCTTTAATAGTAGCCTTGCAGTTGCGACCCACGAATAGTTTTGGTTTGCCAGTTGACTCACGGACGTAGAGTTTTGTTTTAACCTGGCGGATACCACCACGGATGGAGTCCTTGCCCTTCTTGGCTGGCGTTACCCAAACTCGCTGGTCTCCCAGAGCTTTTGATTTCAAGCTGGCAATTTCTGTGGCTCCCGCAGAATCACCTATAATACGGGTAAAGAACTGCTCGCCCATCTTTGTATGTAATACGGAGGCAATTTTGTCCACGGGCAGGTCGGGCAGATAAATCTCGTCATATATATACCAGTTGTCGTTTTGGTCGATAGCAACGAAGACAGCAGCGAATGGGTCTTTAAGCCCAAAGTCCATGCCGATAGCAAACGTGACGTTATCCCGCGGGATAAGGTTTGGATTAACGACGTGGATTGCGTCATCAAACTCGTTGTAAACCAGTGAGGATGGCGTGGTGAACTTAGCTTCCCACTCCTGTACCCACTCGTCAATCTTACCGTCACGTATATATTCAGCTTTGGTGTCGTTCCATTCTTCGACGCGGTGAGCGAGAGAAGTGTTGTCGAGCATAGTCGCATGAGAATAAAACCATCGGCGGTCTTTGGCGGGGTTGTTGGACTCAGCCATTGTTGATTTGGCAGTTTCCACGATATCAAAGAATGAGTTGTGCACTCCATCAGGGGTAGAACTAAAAATCGCCCAGCCTTGCAAGTCGGCAAGAGCAGGACGAACAATCTTACGCCAAGTATCGTTTGCGTATTGGAAGAAGGCAAACTCGTCGAGCACGGCTCCCGCGAGTTTCACACCACGCAAGGAGTCTGGATTGTTGGCTCCCTTGAGGTAGATGGTGCTCGGAGCTTCTGCTTTAGAGTGGTCGGAGTCGATGTTGTAGCCGAGGATGGCTTCTGTTTCTAATTGATAATGGATTTTCTGGAACTCGACGTATAATTCACCTTCGTCGGTCTTGCCGATAATCGCGTCGGGGATGAGAACTTTGAGAATATCTTTCCAGTAAATCGACTTGGCTTGGGTATAAGTTGGAGCAATGATGTAATAATTACCTGGCGTTTCTAGCGCCTTGAGCATCGTGTACAACGCTATACCTAGTGATTTACCGCTTCGCCGACCCCACACCAGAGCCTTGAAACGAGCGGGCGAAAGCATCATCTCTCTCTGTTTATTGTGCGGATAAGGTAGCTGGTGTGACATTTTCGACCCTCATTTTTATTTACAGTTTTTGTGCTTGACTCAATCATATCATGTCGTGGTACTATTAAAGCATTGTGAAATCTGAATATAAAACTGGTACAATACTAGCAAGCGAGCAACCCTCGCCTGTTGTATTCAGCAACACAATCCAAACCGCCCGTTAGTCACACTGTGTACTGGCGGGTTTTTTGGTTTTACAATCTGGGGTACAACGCTGGCTTTTCGGTGGAACATATAAATGCAACCGACCAAGCAGAGGTTACGGTGTCGTGGCAACGTCTTGCCTGTTTGACGACCACACTATGTGAAGGTGCTTCGGCATCGGCATCGGTCACTCTGTAAAAATTAGCGTTAGGGTAAGGAACAAGGGCACGTCACAGGCTAAGGGACACGGCGTGAAAGAGTAGCAAACGAGATACAACTGGAAAACTCGCTACCTCCTTATATAAAACTAACGCAGGGGTACCCCTACACATCAGGCTTTCTTCTTCTCTTCACAAAGGAAGAAGTGTCCCCGCTATGGGAAAAAAATGATAATATATTTTTGGAGAGCCGTAAATCTTCTGACGAGTAGTTGTAAGTCTCTCCATCTGGTATACTGGTAGAGCACTAATGTTAAGCGTTTGAGCGAGCAACTAGCCGAGTTGTTCACGAGCTTGCGGAAACCAGCACAGGCACTAGCACCTTGATTGGTGCTTTTTTAATTTATGATACAATTCAACCACAAGCTAAAAAGTAAATGAGGGTAAATAACATGGCAAAAGTATCTCACGGCGAATACGGAGCTTTCACAACTCCAAACGGTATCCGCTTTCAACGAAACAATCGTTTAACCAGCGAGAAGGCAGTACCACTAGAGGTCGCAGCACTTCTCAAAAAACAACTCGGTGCAGCTGACCCGATAGTAAATGAGGTTCCAAAAACTCCTAAGTTCCCGATGCCATCAGAAGAAGAAAAAGCACGACTCCGTGCTGAGAGCTTACAGGTTCCACCTGAGCTACAACGCACTCCAGAGCAGATGGTTGAAGCAACTCCACCAGAGTTAGGTATCGTTGATACGACTACCGCGGAAACTCCGCTGACCAAAGATGACTTTGTTGATAATTATAATCCAGAAGAACCAACTACTACTTTGGAACCAAGTGTAGACGCAGACTTCTTAGAGCAAGTCTCCATCCACTCTGCCAGTGTCTTTGATATCGCAGAAGCACTCTATAATCGTTTCGGTATATATAGTGTGTACCTCGACCGACTCCCAGAAGCAGATGAAGTCAACCCACTGACTGGTGAGTTGTTTAGTAAATACCATCACGGCATCGCATACCAAGCATCCATCCGTGCTAAAAATCAGGGCACTATCCACCGCAACCCAGAGATGGGACGTAAGATGGTAGACGAAGGACGCGCAGCCAGTGCTGACCTCCCACTCGACACACAGCCCGCCACTATGGGTGAAGCTCGTCGCACCAACGCATTTGCTTACCGAACATCTCCACGAGCGCAGCAAGCAGAACCCAAGTCTGAAATCATCCACGTTAGACAACCAGATGGAACTATCGTCGCAGAGCGTCGAGATATCCCAGAGGGTGAAGTTGGTCAAGCTAATGGTGCAAACCAGCGCTACGATAAAGACGAAGACCAACCGTTAGTCGAACCCGCATTTGGCAAACAGGTCATCCGACCAAACTGGTAAGAAATGGCAAAAGATAATTACATCCCACAGCAACTCACCGCTGAGGATAAGGAATATATAAAACTCGTCCAAGCTGGAACTAAGAAGGCTCCAGCTTTTCGAGCTGCCTTCCCAAACCATCCATCTGTCATCAAGTGGAACAACACTGAGCCTGGTTCTCCAGACCACAAGCGAGCCACGTTCTTAATAATCCAAGCAGCAAAAAATAAACTCCAAGCAAAA